GTGGAACAGGATTAACCGTGAAAAGTGCAAGTACAAGCTGTTTAACTGCAAACAAAAAGCTATGGTAATGCGGCGCATAACTGCAATGCTAAAAGATGCGAGGGACGAATGTCCGAACGATGAAACTATTAAGGGGTATGCGGAGGACTTATACAACGACATCCTTGTATCCGCTGAGAAAGGAGCAAGCGATGCCCGAAAAGCTGATAAAAAGTAAGCAACGTGTAAAAGACTTTGCGGAAGTGTTTACACCTAAGCACATCGTCAAGGATATGTGCGACCTCGTCCCCGAAGAGATGTGGACGAACGTTGAAACGACATTCCTTGAGCCTGCTTGCGGTACGGGAAACTTTCTTGCCGAGATACTCGAACGCAAGTTTAAGCTGTGCGAAAACTGGGAAGACGGTCTGAGAGCATTAAAAAGCGTTTACGGCGTGGATATACAGCAAGACAACTGCGAGGAAACAAAACAGCGGTTGTTCGATATGTATATCGCAAAGTTTCCGAAATCGCCTGCTGTATCGGGATTGATAGCGGCACAGATACTGGAACACAATATCGTGTGCGGTGATTTTATCAAGGATTGGATGGACGAGATAGAAAAGAAAAAAGCAAAGAAAGAAGCGGCAAAAAGGAGTAAAAAATGACGGAGCTTGAAAAAATTGCGAAAGAAGCTACAGACCACGATATGACTTACGGCGAGTATGTATCGTGGAAAGCAAGAGCAACGATTGAGCAACAGCAAAACTACCGCCGTGCAAAGCAGACAGCGGAAATGAAGAAAAAGAAAGGTAAGAAAAAATGAAAGCACGGATAGCAAGGAGTAACGTGCAGAGCGTACAGAAAGAAATGGAAAAGGTTGCGATGCAAGAGGTGCTTGCGATTTATCGTATGTGCATTGCAATAGTGTTGAACCAAAAATATCACTTTGGCAACGGCAGATTAAAAGAAGTGTTTGACGAAACAGACGATGTGCTAAAAAGATTTGACGGTTACGCAGGAGACATAAGCAAAGCAAAAGGATATAGCGACTTAGACACAGGGCGAGAAATGCTCGTCCAAGCGTTAGAAAGTCGGGGTATCGACATTGAACACGTTGCAGGAATAAAAATTGTTAAATTGTGAAACCAAAAATTTAAGGGCTGAAAAAATCAGCCCTGTTTTTTTATTCGATTTCGTCAATCTTTCGCATTACCGAGTTGTAAAGCCGTCCGTTTGTTACCTTGATAACGTCCATAAGTTCGTCAATAACATCAAAGATTTTCACGCTATTTTTACCCTCAACAGCTTTTAAAAAATCGGTTGTTCCCGATACTTCAAGCGGTGTTGCCTGCACAACAGGAGCATTTCCGTTAAGATTTGCTCGGACGATGTAAAGCCAGGCAAGGCGTTCAACGGTCGCCCAGGTTGTGTCGTGATTTGTTTCGAGGTCTAAAATATCCTTGTCGATAATATCAAGAGAAAGCATTTCATCAACCCCGTTTCATTTTGTTTTTGTACTTGTCGTGAATTTCCTGCTGTTCGCAGTAGATTGTCGGCATATCGTAGTCAATGCTTGCAAGGGCGATTGCTTTTCGCTGTGCAGTTTTTAACTCGTGGTCTACGTCCTTGACAAGCTTTTTGATTTCGCAAGCTGTAGCGATTTCGCCGATTTCGTAAAGACTGCAAACCGCTTCTTCGTAAAGTTTTTTCGTTTCTTTTTCCCAGTCAACCCATTTTGCAAAACCGTCACGGACTGCCCTTTTCTTCGTACCTGCGTCGACTTCCTGCCGAGTGTAGTTGTACCAGTTTTCGGGAATTGCTTTCGGATTTGCCGCCTTTTCCGCAAGCGGTAAGCGGTTGTGGTGATTGAGATAGTAACTCATCACTTTTCTGCGTGTCTTAAACTCGCAAAGAGCGTGGTATTCGTGGCAGCGCTTGTAGCCGTGCAAGTTTAAAAAATCGTAGTATTCGGCTAACTGGTCGTGAAGCATTACTCCTTCAACCAAATGCGAGTTTAGCTTTTCAAAAATTTCTGATACCGTCATTTTTTGCCCTCCAGCAATTGTAATATTTTTGTTATCTTCTCGTCCTGCTTTGCAAGGTGTCCGTGAATATCTTGAACGGCTGATTGCACAGTGTCATTTATCGTTGTTTGGTCTACGTTCTCGCCATAGTTTAACAGACCGACAATGAATGACACCATAGTAATAGCGTCAAGCAAGTCGTATTGCTTGCTATTCATCACAGTTTTACAACCGTCACGGCAAGATTGTTGACAACAGAAGCTGTACCGCCGAGGACGAAAGACAGTATAGAACTGTCGCAACCGCAAGCGTTACGCACTACGGCAGTAATACCGATGTTAGCCGTTCCGTTTAACGCTACGGTCTCTGAGCCTGTTGCGCCGATGATTGCAACGCCGTCTTTCTGCGCTGTTACGGAAACTGTTCCTGCCGCAGTGGGGGAAACGGTTGCAGAAACGTTGATTAAATAATAACCTTGTCCGAAAAGCGTGATTGCGTTGCCGTCCTGCTTGATGTTGGGTCCGTATCTGCGTGAAGTAACCCCGACAGGGATAATATCGCCTATTGCGATAGTAGGCGATGAAGTATTAGTTGTGTAGATTGTGCATTTACTCATTTTGCATTTTCCTTTCAAAAACCAAAAAATTAAGGGGCGACTTTTGCCGCCCCGTTGAAAACCTCGCCAAATAGGGCGTTATCATTTTCGCGACCTCACGAAAAAGGTCAGATGTTGTTGCAACCGCAAGAGTTACAGCCGCAGAAAGGAGAAGCTCCTGCGCTGTAAGTGTAACTCATAGGGTAGCGGACTACGCCGCAGAAACGGCTATCCATTTCAAGGCTTGAAACCTTATCACGGAGAGCCTGAATTTCGTTGGTCTGAATGAGCGAACGAGTAGCTTCGCCTTCTGCGTGAATTGCGGTAGTAATGTCGCAAGTCTGTCTGTCAATCTGCGCCGCAAGGTTTGCAGTTGCAAGACGATTTTCGCAGCAGCAAGAAGCAAGCTGTTCTGAGAGATTTCTGCCCTCGGTCGTTACATTTCTCTGCATTTCGTAGCCGAGATTGCAGATGCCGTTGCCGATGTTAGTCAGACGGTCGTTAATCTGCCCGAACTGCTGACCGAAAAGAATTTCCTGCTGTGAAGCGGCTGTTGCGTACTGACCGAACTCACCCTGTCTGTTTAATCCGTTGCCGTTGAAGCCCCAGAAGAGGAACAGGAGAATGACCCACCATGCACCGTTGCCGCCGAATGCGCCGTCATTATCTTTCGTAACGGCGGCGAGGTCTGATAAACTATAATTATCCATTTCGTTAATCCTTTCGTGATTTTTTTATTTATAAAGCGTTGCGCACCGCTTTACTTCAGAATGTTTTGCAAGCTCTGTGCCTGCTGTTTTAACTGCTCAAACTGAGCCTGTGACATTTTGCCGCTGTTCAAAAGCTCCTGCACCATCTGCTGTGGATTTCGGTTTCCGAGTTGCTTTTTGAACTCTGCGAAACGCTGTATCATACCGAGTGGATTGTTATTGCTGTTCGGCATTTGCTGACTTGCTCCGCTTAGTGCTTGTAATATCGGATTTGCCATTTACGATTTCCTCCAATCGAGATATTCTGCTTTCTAAGTCCTTTGTGTTGACGGGCGGTTCTGCCTGATATGGTGTTATACTATACGGCGTGATAGTCTTATATCCTGCTCCGTCAGACTGCACAAGCCATACTATAGGGGAACTTTCGTCAAGAAGAAGTGCGGAACTGTTCGGGGCAAGCTGATATGCCCTCGCTCCGTTCTCGCCATTTACCTTGACAATTTCTGAGCGTACCTGCGGTTGCATCTGCGGATTAAAAGAATTGCCGTATATGCTGTTAGGATAGCCCTGCGGATATGCGTTGTAATTTTGATTATAGTACATATTATCCCTCCTCGGATTACAGTATATTACAATTTTATACTGGATACAAGGAACAAACCGTGCAGTTTTCGACCGAATAAAAAAATAAAAAAATATTAAAAAAATGCGAAAAAAGTATTGACAAACGCTTAGCTTTGTGTTATAATATAATCAAGGAAAGGGGATAAAGGAAAACCCCTTAAGTGAGAAAGGATAAAAAGATTATGGAAAAGACAGTTGCACAGTGGATTGAAGAAGCAGAAAATTTCAAGAGCGAGTTTGAGGCAAGCACAGGCAGACAGCCCACACTTGAAGATGTCAAGGCTGAAATTGCCACGATAGATGGCATTGAAAACGCCGACAGCTATGCAGAAGAACTTTTTGGCTATATGGGCTAAAGCTTCAAACGCAGAACGACACAGGGGCGAAAGCCCTTGTGATAATGCGGCTAAGAACGGTCGTAAGCCCGTCAAGCAAGCATAAGAAAGGAGTGCTTTTATGAGTGACAAGATGATATGCCTTGATTGCGGAACTGTATTTGACGCAAACGAGGTGGAAAGGGTGCAGGATTACCGTGGTGAATGTTGGGGTCGTCCTGCATATGAAGAAGAGTTGATATGTCCACACTGCAAAAGTAGTGACATCGAAGACGCAGAGGAATGCGAAATCTGCGGTAGTTGGTGTTCGACAGAGGAACTGTATGGCAACGGCGGTCTTTGCACAGCTTGCCTTGAAACGTACAGCACAGACGAGGAGTGTTTCAAAGCGTGTGAGCGCAACAAAGACACAGAAAGCGTTGAGCTGAACTCTTATCTTGCGTATGTGTTCAGCGAGGACGAAATCGAGGACGTATTGCTTGCAGAGCTGGCAAAGTCGGCGAACAGTACGAACATTGCGAAGCTCCGTGAGGATTTCGTCAAGGAAAACAGCTTTGTGTTCAGAAAGGGGTGATAAGGTGAAAGAGAACAAGTTAAATTCACGGCTTGTCCTGATAAGCGGTCTGTCTATTCTTCCCGAGATTAAACGTATGCTCGAAGAAATCGCATTCCGCAAGGGCAAGACGCTTGTCGGGTTATTTCGTGAAGAGATAATTCCGATGTATCTAAAAAAAGAAAGGAGATAGGGAAATGGCGGTACTCGTTATGATTTACGGTCAGAGCGGCACAGGCAAGTCAACAAGCTTGCGCAATTTCACGAACGATGAAGTGGCAGTTATCAACGTATCGGGGAAGCCGTTACCGTTTAGAAGCAAACTGACGACTTACGATACGGATAATTACACAAAAATATCCAGTGCGCTTGGCAAAATCGAGAGAAAGTCTATCGTGATAGATGACGCAACATACCTGATGGTCAATGAATTTATGCGCACGGCAAAGGTTGCGGGGTATCAGAAATATACTGATATGGCGGTTAATTTCAACTCGCTTGTTGCGCAGGCTTCACAGCTTGCAAATGACAAAATCGTGTATTTTCTCGGGCATTCCGACCTCAAGGACGATGGCACGGAGCATTTCAAAACTATCGGCAAAATGCTTGATAACTATGTCACGGTTGAGGGAAAGTTTACGATTGTGCTGAAAACGGTTGTGCAGGACGGAAAATATTATTTTTCGACACACAACAGCGGACAGGACACGGTAAAATCTCCGCTCGGTATGTTCGAGAGCAATTACGTTGACAACGACTTGAAAGCGGTTGACGCAATTATCCGTGATTATTACGGGATAGGGGGCTAAGGCTATGGCGTTTGATAATGGCATATCGGGATATGTAGAAGCTCACGCAACAGTGACCGTCTACTTCCCGATAGACAGCAGAGGGAACGCATTTATCGACTGCAAGCACTGCCCGTTTTTATCGAGCAACGAAAGGATATGTCAGCTGAACAAAGAAGCGGTAGCTTTCCCGACAAAGTATGTAGGCGGAAAATGCCCACTTGAACCGATTGAAATCGAAAACCAAAAAACAACACAGGAGGAAAACGTAAAATGAAAAAGGTAAACGTTGAAGCAAAGAAAATGAGCGAGGGCGGTCAGATACCCGTTGACGGTTATGTAGTCAGCATTCTGAGCGCAAAGGTCGAGGAAACCGATTACGGTGAAAAGCTTGCGATAGGCTTTGACATTGCAGAAGGCGAGTATAAGGACTTTTACAAGCAAAAGTTTGACGGCGACACAAGCGAAAATAAGAAGTGGAAGGGCGTAATTCGTCTCAACGTCCCAGATGAAAAGAACCAGTATTACGACACGCAGAAAAAGGTGTTTGGTAACTTCCTTGCTTGCGTTGAGGAAAGCAACGAGGGGTATCACTGGGACTGGGACGAGAAGAAGCTGAAAGGCAAGTCGCTTGGCATCGTGTTCCGTAACAAAGAGTGGGAAAAAGACGGCAACAGCGGTTGGTATTCAGAGCCGTACAGCGTTAAAAGCGTACAGGATATTCGTGACGGCAAGTTTAGGATACCGAATGACAAGCCATTAGCAAACAAGCAGAAAGCCGCTCCCGTAGTGGCACAGCCCGAAGAGATTGACGAAGATTATCCGTTCTGAGAAAGGAAAAAGATATGGCAAGATATGTTACTAACTCATCGGACAAGAGTAAAGCGGTAACCCTGATACTTTGTCTGATATTCGGTCTGATAGGCGGTCACGATTTTTATCTCGGTAAAATCGGCAGTGGATTTTTAAAACTGTTCACTTGCAATTTGTTCGGTATCGGTTGGTTCATCGACCTCATAAGGATAGCAACAGGCAGTTACCTTGATAATGTCGGAGCACCAATAAGAAAGTAAAAAAAACAACAACACGAAGAAAAAAGGAGTAAATGGTATGGCAACAGCAAAGAAAGCAGAAGTAGTAGAAATTAAGCCCGTAGAGCTTAGAACAGTTACATTAAAGATAGTCGGCGACACGCCGCTGATAGTACACGCTTGGTCGGAAAAGGCAAAGCGTATGATGCTCGAAGCGCAGATGGGTCTTGCAAAGGGCAAGAAAAAAGAAGTCAAGAACCCTGTCGATGATTTTATACAGTCTATGTATTGGCTGACAGACAAGCCTAAAGAAAGCACGGAAGAAGCCTTTATGCAGGCAATAAAGGACGGTGCAAGGTTCGGCTTCCCTGCGACAGCGTTCAAGCAGTCGGCAATTTCAGCGGCTTATCGCTTAGGCTATGTCAAGGACAAGATGGGTTTGCGTGGTGCGTTCTTCATAAACGGCGATGAAAACGGAATGATTGAAATTCACTCTGATACGCCGATTATGCGTGAGGATATGGTAAAAATCGGTATGGGAACGGCTGACTTACGTTATCGTGGTGAGTTCCGTAACTGGTGGGCGGAGTTGAATATCAGCTACAATGCAAACGGCTCATTTTCGCTTGAAAACATTGTCAACATAATCAACGCAGGCGGTTATGCTTGTGGCGTAGGCGAGTGGCGTGTTGAAAAAGACGGTCAGAACGGTGCGTTTCACGTTGTAGGTTAATTTTTAGGTAGTCGTGGTTTGGCAGGCATGGCAAGGCTCGTTCCGTTAAGGTTTGGTAAGTCAAGGCAGGTGAGGTAGTGCGGGGTGAGTTGGGGTAAGGTGCGGTGTGGCAGGTGCGGCAAGGCGTGTTTGGGTGAGTTCCGTTAAGGCTCGGTATGGTGTGGCAGGCGAGGCAAGGTAAGGTATGGCGGGTTCGGGTTCGTTTTGGTCAGGCAAGGTCAGGCACGATATGGCAGGCTTGGAAAGCCAAAAATCGAAAGGAGTTATTTTTTATGGTTTACGAATGGAAAGATTTAGCGTCTGTACGAAACATCAAGGCAGATGCACAGGTAGCAGGAGAGGTTTGCGAGGAACTTGAGCGAGAGGGGCGTTTAACACCCGAAAATCTCGTTGAAGTAAGCAAAGATGAAAACGCACCGCTACATAATGAGTTTGAATGGAATGATGCCACAGCGGCGAACAAGTACCGCCGTTCGCAAGCACAGTTTATCATTCAGATGCTTGTTGTGAAATCGTCCGATGACGAGGAAGAAGAAAAGAAACCACCCGTAAGAGCGTTTTTTGCCATCGACAGAGAACGCAGGAGTTATGAAAGTGTTGTGTCGATACTCGAAAGCAAAGATAAAACAGCTACTCTGCGTGAGCAAGTAGTCAAAGAACTGGCTTGCTTTTACGGCAAATATCAGGCAATTTTTGACGGCGATTTAGCAAAACTCGGCGAGGAGATACGCAATGTCATTGCTCCCGATTGAGCAAGAGCAAGCTTTAGAAACGCTGACAATTCTTGTTGATACAAGGGAACACGAAACAGCCGAAGCAGTCCGTAGGTGGTCTGCTTTCGGCAAACCGTGGCGAAAAGAGAAGCTTGACAGCGGAGATTATTCCGCAGAACTTCTCCTGCCGAGCGGCGAAACTTGGCGTGTACCTTGCGTTATCGAGAGAAAAATGAATTTGTCGGAAATCTGCGGTAATTTTGGCACAAACAGAGGGCGGTTTATCAGAGAGTTTGAGCGGATAAAAGAAAGCGGTTTGAAATGTTATCTGCTAATAGAAAATGACAGTTGGGAAAATGCGTATGCAGGGCGGTACAAGTCGCTGATGAAGCCGAAAGCCCTCATATCGAGTTTAACGGCGTGGTCGGCAAGATACAATGCTCATATCGTTTTTTGCAAAGACCGCACAACACCAAAATTGATAGCGGAGATACTGTACCGAGAAGCAAAGGAGACTTTAAAAAATGGCGATTGGTGATGAAAATAAATTTGACGGTGAAAAGGTAAGACTTGACCTTGTCGAGCCGAGCCTTATCGAAGCGATAGGCAAGGTCAGAACGTATGGCGTTAAAAAGTATACCGATGAACAGTCATGGAAGAAAGTTGAGAAGCCAAGATATGTAGCGGCGGCTATGCGACACTTTGAAGCATATCGCAAGGGAGAAAGCAACGATGCCGAAAGCGGTATGCCGCATTTATGGCATTGTGCTTGTAATCTGATGTTCCTAATCGAACTTGAAAAAGAGCAGCAGATAAAGCAGACGTTTAGTGACGGGTACGAACTTGAAAACGAGGTGAGGTGCAAACACTGCAAATATCACAGCGAAAAAACACAGCATTGCATACGCAAGGCGGAAGTCACAGACGACAGCTATTCGTGCGGAATGGGAGTGTTGAGGAAATGAGCGTATGCAGATATTGCAAAAAGCGGCACATCGGCTGTCACAGCACTTGTAAAGAGTACATCGAAGAAAGCAAAAGCCGAGAAGCTGAGCGTGAAGACAGAAGAACAAGGGTTTCATTGCGAGAGTATTCTCGTGAAACGCATTGGCGGTTGACAAAGAAAGGCAAGGTCTGATATGGGAACGGTATTTAAAGACCGTGTTGCAAAAGGTCTGTGCGGTTACTGCGGAAAGGAAAATGATAATCTGCCGCTAACATACTGCAAAGCTTGCGCCGAAAAGCGAAGCCAACAATACAAGGAGCGCAAAGAATATTACGAGCGGCATGGTTGGTGTAATGTCTGCGGAAATCCCGAAAAAATGGAAAACGGGAAAATGTGCTATCACTGTTGGGAAGTCGCTTATAACGCTCGGCAGAAACGTAAAAAGCCTATGACGGACGAGCAACGGCAGAAAGTATATCAGCGAAACACAGCGAAAAGAAGACAAAACCTTGAAAACGGTTTTTGTTGGTACTGTGGCAAACGCAAGGTTCTTGACGGCAGGAGAGAGTGCATCGACTGCTATACGAAAAGAAAACGCAGGGCGGTGCTGATTTATGCTGAAACGAAAGCCAAAAATGCGGCTATTCGGGAGGAACGGCTAAAAAATCATTTATGCACGAAATGCGGTGAACCTGCAAAGGACGGATACAAAGTCTGTGAGCGGCATTATCAGATAAGCATTCAAAATCAGAAAAGAGCTAAAGAAGCAGTAAGAAAAATGCTTGACAAATGGGAATAAATGAGTTATAATTAAAGCATAACGAGTAATGCAATGGGTTTCATATTTTTTACTCCTTTCTTTATTTGTTTCACGGCGTTATTAAGAGTGGTGGCTTGATAACGGCGACAACTTAATAACGCCCGAAAAGCCGCTTACTGGCCCACCACGACAGCAGGCGGTTTTTTTGCACCGAAAAAGGAGGAATGCGGTGTGATTTATGAGTACATAGCAGAAGAAATCAAGGCACGGGTTAAAATAGGCGATGTGCTTTTTATGTATGGTTTTTCGTCAAGCCCGAACAGCAAAAAAAGAATACCCTGCCCGTTGCATAACGGCAAGGACAACAATTTTAGTTTCACTGACAAAATATATCATTGTTGGGTCTGTGGTGAACACGGCGATGTGATAAGCCTTGTTTGCAAGCTGTTTAGCTTGTCTTTTGCTGAAGCTTGCGTAAAGATTAACCTTGACTTCGGGCTTGGCTTGCCGTGCGGAGAAAAAATGTCGTTGCGTGATAAATACAAGCTTGACAAAAAAGCAAAGGAACGCAAGGCGGTGGCTCTTGCGGAAAAGGCAGAAACAGAACGCATTGACAACGAATTTTGGGATGCCTTGCACGAATGGAGCAGACTTGACAGGCAATTTCGTGAACATAAACCAAAAACGCCCGATGAGCCATTGCATCCGTTATTTATAGAAGCGTTGCAGAAAATCGGCTATGCTGAGTACAGACTTGACATAGCAGAAACGAGGAAAAATAAAAATGATGGACGATAACCGCATAGACACTATCACCGCTCCCGAACAGCTTTTTGACACAGAACTGCTTCTCGATGTGTTTGATGATGAAAATCCACCCGAAGAGCAAGCGAGAATTGTTTCCGTGATGAGCATAAAAGCAAGAACGCTCGGTGTATACAAAGAATTTACGACAACGATAAAAGCGTTCCAGAAGGCGCAACAGAAGTTAGCCAACGAGTACCAGCGGATAAATGCAAAGCAAAACGGCGGTATGATTTTGGACTTTGCAAGTGACGGAAAACCGCTTGCAACGATTGACAATTTCGTGCAGGTGATTGAGAACGACAGCAAGTTTGATAATCTGCGGTTTAATCTGTTGACCGAAAGCCCTGAAAAGATAGTTGACGGCATAGCGGAGCGGTGGACGGACGCAGACGATGCAGAATTACGGCGGTACATAGAGAAAAAGTATAAATTCCACTCGGCGCAGAAAAGTGATGATGCGTTGAGGATAGTCCTCAAAGGTAGGCAGTATCACCCGATAAGGCAGATGATAGACCATTTCGAGTGGGACGGCGTGAGCCGCATAAACACATTCCTTACAAAGTGGACAAAATGCGATGATAACGAGTATACAAGGGAAGTATCACGCTTAATCTTTTCGGGCGGTATCCATAGGCTTTATAATCCCGGCTGTAAATTTGATGATATGGCGGTCTTCATCGGCACAAGGCAGGGAGAAGGCAAGTCAACGCTGATACGGTGGTTAGCGTTAGACGATAAGTATTTTACAGAGGTTTCCGAGTTTGACGGTCAGAGGGGCATAGAAGCCCTTGAAGGTGCGTGGATTTGCGAGGTAGGCGAAATGTTAGCTATGGTAAAAGCACAGCAGCAGGAAGCGGTTAAAGCGTATCTGACACGCATTAACGATAAGTACCGCAAGCCGTTCGACAAGCGTGTGACAGAACACCCTCGGCAGTGTATCTTCATCGGCACTACAAACAAGGCGCAATTTCTCACCGACAAAACAGGAAACCGTAGATTTTATCCTGTTGTCGTACACCAGTCGGGATATGACCTGTTTGAACACGAGGAAGAAATCAAAGCCGATATAAAGCAGTGCTGGGCGGAAGCATTGCACTTGTTCAAAGAAAACAAGCTCCTGCCGTATGCCGACCGCAAACTGATTGACGTTATCCGCAAGGAACAGGCAAACGCCGTTGAAGATGATTATCGCATTGGTATGATTACCGAGTACCTGAACGGCAAGTCGGAAGTGTGCGTTTTACAGATATGGCAACACGCCTTGAATATGGGCGAATTTTCCAAGCCAACCAAAAAAGACAGTCAAGAAATCGGGTTGATAATGCAGAACCTTGAAAATTGGAAAAAACAGCCATATCCGAAAACTTTCGCAGGGTTCGGCTCACAGCGTTGGTGGCGAAAGGAAGGCTGTGCGGACATCGACAGCTTTGACGATATAGAGCTGTAAAAAAAATAAAGGAGAAAAATTATGAAAGTTTTAGTTGCTTGTGAGGAAAGTCAGACAGTATGCAAGGCGTTTAGGGCAAAAGGACACGAAGCTTACAGTTGTGACATAATAGCCTGTTCGGGCGGTCACCCTGAATAGCACATAAAAAATGACGTATTAAAAATTATTAATGGAAACACGCTTTTTGTAACCTGCGACTGGGTAACACATCGAGTTAATAAGTGGGATTTAATAATTGCACACCCACCTTGTACTCGTTTGTGTGCGTCAGGTCAACGATGGCTATATTACGGTACAACGGAATATCGCGAAAAAAAGAAACTTGAACAACGCCAGGCTATAGACTTTTTATGCAAATGATAAATGCAAGGTGTGATAAAATTGCTGTTGAAAATCCAGTCGGAATTATGTCAACGCTTTATCGGAAACCCGACTGCATTTACAACCCTTATGATTTTGAGGGTGAGTATGAATGTAAGAAAACTTGCTTATGGCTTAAAAATCTACCGCCACTTGTTCCAACGCAGAATTTGCCAAAAGAAAAAAGAACTCATAATATTTGGCGAGCTGTTTTTGACGGGCAACAGTATAGCTACTCTGACCCGAGGGTTGCGGTTTTTAGAAGTAAAACGCCCGAGGGTGTTGCTAAAGCAATGGCGGAGCAGTGGGGCTAAAATCACTACAAAGTACCTCGAAAATCTACTTTGTAGTGGACTTTGTAGAGGACTTTGTAGAGGTCGTAAAACCGCTCTACAAAGCCATTTTCCCTTAGTTAAACTACAAACACTACAATAAATTGAGTATTTATATAAAATAGGGATAAAAAAATAAAAATGTATTTTTATATTTTATGCAAACTTTGTAGAGTTTGTAGTGATTTTTTGGGAAACCGCATAACAAAGCCAAAAACAAGCACTACAACATAAAATCTACATTGTAGTTTGTAGAGAAAGGAGCTGAAACAATGGAACGTAAAGAATTTTTGCTGATATGCCAGAAAAATGCCATAAGCGGAGATGAACTTGTAACGTACGATGGAGTAAAATACCGCCCGATAAGCTATGCAATACGTTTTGATAAGCTAGGCAAGGCAAAGCATACGGCAGTTTTGCGTTCGGTCAAAGCCGATAGCATTTTGAACGTCAGCCTTGAAGATGTCGAGCCGTAAACCTTGACATTTTCTCGGCAAAACGGTATAATGAAAGTGTGAAAAAAGACAAGAAGCGAGTGTCGAATAGGAGGAAACATTGAAAATCACTGAAGTGAGCGTAAAAGAGTTAAAGCCTTACGCTAAGAACACGAAGAAGCACGACAAGACACAAATTGCAAACGTTGCAGAAAGCATCAAGCAGTACGGCTTTGTTCAGCCGATAGTCGTTGACAAGGACAACAGTATTGTTATAGGGCATTGCAGATATGAAGCGGCAAAGAAGCTGAAGCTTGAAACTGTCCCCTGCGTTTGCGTTGACGAGTTGACAGACGAGCAGGTGAAGGCTCTGCGAATTGTTGATAACAAAAGCAACGAAAGCCCGTGGGATATGGAATTTCTTGCAGATGAACTTGCGGAAATAGATTTAAGCGACTTTGATTTAGATTTTGGAATTAACGCCGTTGACGAAAATGATATTCCAAATGTCGAAGAAAAAGAATTGAAGCCGTACAAGAAAGTGCATTATTTGATTACGCTTGACATAAACGAAAATGACAAAGTTATAGACTTGATAAAGCAGATTGAAAGCGTGGGGGGCGTAGAAGTTGACAGTACACTCAATTAAAACAGACAACGCAAACCTCTCTCACAAGGTGTATCTGCGCAGGAAGGCGACAAAAGGTTTAAAAGAACTTTGTGTGTTAGATTGCTTTGCAGGTGAAAATCGTATATGGAGTAACTTTGATTGCAAAAAATATTACGGCATAGAAAAAGTTAAAGCAAGGGTAAAAACTTAAACGCCGATAACGAAAGAGTTTTAAAAAGTTTAGATTTATCAAAATTTAACGTGATAGATTTAGACAGCTATGGAATCCCAGTCGCAAGTCTTTTAAACATTTTTGAAAATGCTACCTTGAAAAAGGGAACGGTGATTATTTACACTTGCATAGGGAACGCAATGTCAGCACTCCCGAAAGGCTTGGTGAAAGCGTTCGGTCTTACCGAGATGTATCCGAAAGCTCCTTCGCTTTTTAATAAAAGAGGTCACGACCTGTTTTATGGTTTGCTTTATGAGTACGGCGTGAGAAAAGTAACAGAATATCGCTCTGATACCAGTTTTGAAAAAACTTATGGATTTTTCGTTTTTTAGCTTAAAATTGTTGACTTTTGTGTTAAATAGTGATATAATAATAATGTAGCAAAAAGCTACGAAATCACATTGATTAAAGGAGAAAAAAGTTATGTCAATGATTTATGAACCCGCAGGAAAAGCAAGAGAGTACAGTCCTCTCGCACTCAACGTTTATTTAGGTTGCAGTCACAAATGCGACTATTGTTACGCAAATGCGATGGCAAGAAGAAACGGAAACAGCTGTTATTTTGGAAATCCAAGCCCAAGAGCAAAGGTTCTTGAAACCCTTCCGAAAGAACTCAAAAAGTGCAAAAGAGAGCAGGTACTTCTTTCGTTTATCGGTGACGCTTATTGCGAAACAACAGACGATAACGCACTTACACGTTCTGTTCTTGAAATGCTTCTTGAAGCTAAAATGCCTGTTGCAATCCTTACAAAAGGTGGAAAGCGTTGTCTTAAAGACCTTGACCTTTTCAAGCGTTTCGGCGAGCATATTCAGATAGGCGCAACACTTACGTTTGACAATGACGCTGATTCGCTCAAGTGGGAAAGTGGTGCGGCTCTTCCGGCAGAAAGACTTGAAACGCTTAAGATTTTACACGATAACGGAATCAGGACATTTGTAAGTTTTGAGCCTGTTATTGTTCCCGAACAGAGTTTACATCTTATGGAACAGAGCCTTGATTTTGTAGATGTTTATAAGGTCGGAAAGCTTAACAACTACAGAGGTCTTGACAAAGCTATAAACTGGACCGATTTTCTTGAGAAAACAGTAAAGCTTTTAAGAGAAAACAAAAAATCATTTTATATCAAACACGATTTAAGACTTGCCGCTCCGACCGTTAGACTTTACGGAAACGAAGTCCTTGCGGACGAACACAATGTCCAGTAAATTGTTTTATTAGCGGTGGGCTTATAGCCTGCCGCTTTTTTATTTTAGGAGGAAACATTATAATGACGATTGACGAAGCAAAGGAAATCATCAGAAAAACAAAAAGCCCGTATCTAAAAAGAGATATGGAAAAATTTATTAAACGCACTCAGAAAAAGCTAAAAGAAAAAGCTTTGCAGAAAGGAGATTAAACAATGCCAAACGCACAGAATTTAAAGCCGGGAGCATATAAGCTGTCAAAAGAAGAAATGGCGAAAGGTGGAAGAAACTCACATAAAAGGATGAGGGAACGCAAGCTCCTCCGTGAGTGTCTTTCCGAACTTTTGCAAATGGAATACGACACGAAGCAGGGAAAGAAACTCGGAAGTGAAATGCTTGCCGCTATGCTGATGAAAAAAGCGATGAACGGCGATGTCAAAGCTTTTGAGGTTCTGCGTGACACAGCAGGAGAAAAGCCAGTCGACAAGGTCATGGTTGCAGATGTTGAAAAGACTATCATTGACGAAGTGGAAAAAATGGTAAAAGATGAAACCGATTGAATTATGGCACGGCGATTGCCTTGAGTTGATGAAGAACATTCCTGATGGTTCTGTGGATTTAGTTCTGACTGACCCGCCGCATGGAATGAGCTTTCAAAGCCATAGAAGAAAAGAAGTATATGCAAAATTAAAGGGTGATAAATCTCTTGAATGGCTTGATGGATATTTTGCTGAATGCTTCCGCATAATGAAAGACAACACGGCGATTTATTGCTTTTGTTCATGGCACAACATTGATATTTTTAAGAAAACTTTTGAAAAGTATTTTAAATTAAAAAATGTTATTGTTTGGGTAAAGAACAACCACGGGAGCGGTGATTTGAAAGCAAGTTATGCACCAAAACACGAATTTGTTTTGTACGGGAACAAAGGGAGAAAGTGCTTTACCAACAAACGAATGGGAGATGTGTTTTTTGCCGATAAGACAAGAAATCAAAACCACCCAACCGAAAAGCCTGTTTCTTTGCTGACAACATTTATCTGCAATTCTTCTGGCGAAAACGAAGTTGTCTTTGATGGATTTATGGGTAGCGGTTCAACAGGCGTTGCTTGCGTGAACACTAATCGCCGCTTTATCGGCATTGAACTTGATGAGGGATATTTCAACACTGCAAAAAAGAGGATTGAGGAAGCCTATGACAAGAGAACAAGCGGTTAAATTTCTGCTTGAGCAACCTGCAAAATTCGGCGCAATGATAGGCTTTGACAAGCTGACAGACTTGCATAACAAGTGGATAATCGAGATGGTGAGAGGTGACGGCGACAAGACTTTGCAAGCTCACCGTAACTCGTACAAAACGACCTGCGTTTCAATTGCCCTTGCGATAATAATTATTCTGCTTCCGACACGCAGAACAATGTTTATGCGAAAAACTGACGCAGATATAAAGGAAATCGTCAAGCAAGTACAAAAGATATTGCAGGACGAACACACGATATATTTTGTCCAGTCGATATACGGCGTTAATCTGAAGCTGACAGTTGCAACGGCTACAGAAGTATCAACGAATTTAAGCGTTGATGCAAAAGGCACTTCACAGCTTGTCGGCACTGGTTGCGGTGGCTCAATTACGGGTAAGCATTTTGACTTTATTTTCACTGACGATATTGTCAACGTACAAGACAGAGTATCGAAAGCCGAGCGTGACAGGACGAAGCTGATTTATCAAGAGTTGCAGAACATCAAAAACAGGGGCGGCAGGATATTTAACACGGGAACGCCGTGGCACGCAGACGATTGTTTTACGATTATGCCAACGCCCGAAGTTTATGATTGCTACACGACAGGGCTTCTTACTGCCGAGCAGATAGAGGAGAAAAAGCAGTCAATGACAGCTTCACTTTTCGCCGCAAACTACGAATTACGGCATATCGCCGCTGAGGACGTTATTTTTACAAGCCCTCAGATAAACGCCGAGCCTTGCAACGTTGAACAGGGCGAAGGACATATTGATGCCGCTTACGGCGGTGAAGATTACACTGCGTTTTCTATCGTCCGAAAGAAAGACGGCAAGTATTACGTTTTAGGCAAGATGTGGCGAAAACACATTGATGATTGCCTTGATGAAATACAGTCGCTCCGACAGGCTTTCAACGCAGGCAAGATTTTTTGCGAAGACAACGGCGACAAAGGATATTTGGCAAAAGAACTCCGCAGGCGTGGCGAAAGGGCTGTCCTTTATCACGAAAATATGAATAAGTTTTTGAAAATCACGTCCTATTTGAAAGCAGAGTGGAATAACGTGATTTTTGTCGCAGGGACAGACAAAGAATTTATAAATCAGATTTGCGACTATAACGAAAATGCGGAACACGATGACGCACCCGATAGTGTCGCAAGCCAGATAAGAAGGTTATGGAATAAAAAAGATACGGTATCAACGTATCAATCAATTTTGAGGTGATTTATGAAAACATATCAAGATTTGCTCGCCCTCGGTGAAAATGAGGAAAGCCGTAAAACGTTTATAATTGACGCAATATATGAGCACAAATGCTCCAGTGCGTTTGCTACGGCTGTAGATGCTCACGGTTATTACAAAGGCTTAAACCCCACGATTATGAAGTATGAAAAGATTATCTATGATTTACAGGGTATCGCTCACAATGACGAGTGGACGGCTAATCACAAGATAGCTTCAAACTTTTTTAATTTTGCCGTTACACAGGAAAACCAGTATCTGCTCGGCAACGGTGCAGTTTTTGGCAACGACAGCACGAAAGAAAAACTCGGCAAGAATTTTGATGAAACGTTGCAGGAGTTAGGCAAATACGCACTTGTAAGCGGTGTATCTTTCGGATTGTGGAATTTAGACCACATTGAAGCGTTTGATTTAACCGAATTTGTACCGCTGTACGATGAAGAAAACGGGGCATTAAGAGCAGGAGTACGCTTTTGGCAGATAGACAGCGACAAGCCGCTAAGAGCAACACTTTACGAAGAGGACGGTTATACCGACTATATCCGCAGGAAAAACAGCAAGGTTGAAACACTGCAAGAGAAGCGACCGTACAAGCTGAAAACAAGGACTTCTGCGGTTGACGGCGAGGTTATTTATGACGGTGAAAATTATCCCGACTTCCCGATAATTCCGCTATGGGCAAACGATAAAAAGCAGTCGGAGCTTGTCGGCAGAAAAGGCACGCTTGACGCATTTGATTTACTGAATAGTAACCTTGTGAATAATCTCGATGAAGCAAATTTCATTTACTGGGTTATCTCGAATTGCGGCGGTATGGACGATGTTGACGATGCTAAATTCATCGAAAGGCTGAAAACAATGCACGTTGCACACGTTGACGGGGATAATGTAAACGGTGCAAATGTACAGGCGAACACAATTGATGTTCCGTATCAAGCAAGCGAAACGGCGATAAGTGCGATAAAAAGCAGATTGTACGAAGACTTTATGTGCTTAAACATTGCGGACATTTCGGCAGGAAACAAAACCGCAACAGAAATTCGTGCGGCATATCAGCCGTTAGACAGCAAGTGCGATATGTACGAGTATTGCATTGACACGTTTATCCGCAAGCTGTTTACTTTAATCGGAATTGACGATACTGTATCGTTTAGACGGTCAAAAATTATTAACCAGTCTGAGGAAGTGCAGATGATATTATCTGCGGCAGAGTACCTTGACGCTGATACAGTAACAGAGCAAATTTGCCAAATACTCGGTATGGGTGATAAAGCGGAAGAAATTATCCGCAAAAAGCAGGACGAAAACACAGCCCGATATGCTGATATGCTCGCACAGCAGACAGCGAACGAGGGAAACAGCGGAGGAGCTGACGAACAGGGGGCTGAATAATGGACGCTCTGGCAACCGCACACGCCGCAACGGATAAAGCCCTTGACGCAATGGAAAAATACGTTAGGTCAATTTATCTGCGGTCGGTGCGTGAAATTTATAAGTCGTGGCAAAAGTTTTTTGAACAGGAACGCAAGGAAATTGACAAACTGCAAGAGGACTACGAAAAAGCAAAAAAGAGCGGAGATAAAACGCTGACAAAAAAAGCGGGAATTGCACTTGCGAGAGAAAAGAAAAAAGAAACTGTGCAAAATAAATGGTTTAGCGACACGGTAAAACAAACGGCTGAAAATCTGCTCCACGTCAACGAAACTGCGGTATCGTACTTGAACGGCAGACTTCCCGAAACGTATGTGACAAATTTTAATGCGGTCGGAGAATTATGCGAAAGCGCAATTACTGGATATTCTTACCATATCGTTGACGAAAATACCGTTCGTGAACTTGCAATGTCGGATACAAGTCTTTTGCCGTATAAAGAAATTGACCCCGTGAAAGACATTGCGTGGAATGTGCGGCAGATGAAAAGTGAAGTGCTACAAGGGATTTTGCAAGGCGAAGATATGCAAGCAATAGCGAGCAGGCTGTCAAACGTAATCGGTATGAATGAGAACTCTGCTGTCAGAAACGCTCGGACAATGGTTACTTCTGCCGAAAACAAAGGAAGGCAAGACGGATTTTATCAAGCTGAAGAAGACGGCATTATCCTTGAAAAGTATTGGCTTTGCGTCCACGGCGAGAGGACGAGAGAAGCACACGCCGCCGCAGGAAATGATTATTCAAAGTCAAAATCCATTCCGCAAAGTCAGCCGTTTATCGTAGGCGGTGAAAAGCTGATGTTTCCAGGCGACAGCAGTATGGGAGCGAGCGGTTGGAATTTGTACAATTGCCGTTGCTCCGTTGCGGCGGTAGTCAAAGGGTTTCGCAAAGTCGATTGATGAAAGCAAGGTGAAAGTTAAGCTATGGGTGTTAAAGTAACAAGTAAAGATAACACGGACGAAGTGCTTGACCGTATGGAAAAGGCTTTTGAACGTGGCTTAAAGGCTTGCGGAATGACCGCAGAAGCATATGCAAAAGACACGCTTACCGACCAAGTATACAGTGTTGACGAAAGCAAGCTTGACTATGTGCTGACAGGCAGACTGCGAAACAGCATAACTTACGCTATCGGGGGCAAGTCTGCCGCCATAAGCAGTTACAAAGCTGATAAGCCAGGCTATAAAGGCGGCTCTTATTCGGGCAATGCACCCGAGGAAGATAAGCCATACGTTGCAGTAGGTACGAACGTAAAGTATGCTATCGGCATTGAAGAAGGAACGCATCGTAAAAAAGGAGCAGTGCATTTTCTGTTGAAAGCGGCTTCCGGACATCAAGAAGAGTACGAAAAGCTGATAAAAGAAAGCATGGAAAACGCTTGACAAAAAAGAAAAAATTGTATATAATGAGAATCGAGGTAAGATATGCAAGAAATACCGATAAAATGTAACTGTGGAAAACTCGTTGCGAAATGGCGTGACGGTAAGTTATATGTGTGGTGTAAGTCTTGCAAACGGGAGTTTGAAATCCCGATACCAAAATTGAAAAGCAAAAGATGAGCCATTGAGCCGTAGGAAATAACTCCTGCGGCTCTTTTTATCTTTTGTGAAAAAAATACATCAAATGGCAACGAAAAGCCACCGAAGAAAAGGAGAATGTATAAGTATGGCACTTTCAAGAAGAATGCTGAAGGCAATGGGCATTGAAGAGGAAAAAATAGAACAGATTATCGAAGCACACGCCGAAACCGTTGACACGTTAAAGGAACAGCGTGATACCTTAAAGGCTGACGCAGATAAGCTGTCAGAAGTGCAGAAAGAACTTGACGAAGCGAAAAAGAGCCTTGAAGACGCAGGCAAGGACAGTTACAAAGTCAAGTATGAAGCTGTCAAAGAGGAATTTGAAAACTACAAGTCGGACGTTGAAAACAAGGAGAAGCACACCGCAAAAGAAGCGGCTTACCGTGATATGTTAAAGGCGGCAGGAGTTTCCGAAAAGCGTATCGACAGCGTGTTAAAGGTTTCAGACGTTGACAGCGTGGAACTGGACGAAAACGGCAAAATCAAGGACAATGATAAGCTGACGGAAAGCATAAAAACAGAATGGGCGGACTTTATCACCGCCGAGGGTACAAAGGGAGCGAACGTTCCTACCCCCCCCTCGAAAAACGGAGAAAGCGACCCGAATAAAATGACTTTCGCCGAGTACAAAGAATGGCGAAAGAATAATTGACGAAAGGAAAACTGAAAATTATGGCAAACACAATTTTAACCCCTCAGGTAATTGCGAACGAAGCACTGATGGTGTTACAGGCTAATCTCGTAATGGCTGACCTTGTTCACAGAGACTACTCAAACGAGTTTGTGAAGGTCGGCGATACCATCACAATTCGTAAGCCTGCAAAATTTATTTCAAAAAACTTCACAGGCACGACCTCGACACAGGATATAACAGAAGGCTCGACAACTGTAAAGCTTGACAGATACCGTGACATTACGGTTGATGTTACGAGCAAGGAAATGACACTTGATATAAAGGACTTTTCCGAGCAGGTAATCGCTCCCGCAATGCAGGCTCACGCAGAAGCCGTTGACGCAGACCTCCTCGCAGTAGCGGCAAGCAAGGCAGGTAAGACTATTTCCGCAACCGCAAATCCCACAAACCTTAAGGATATTGCGGATATTGCAAAGACGCTTGACCTTGCAAAAGTACCCGTACAGAACAGAAGGCTCGTCCTGCACCCTACACATAAGTACGCATACGCTCTGACCGATAATCTCTCAAAGGTAAGCTATGCCGGCGACAATCAGACGCTTCGTGACGCTCTGCTTGGACGTGTTTACACACTTGACACATATATGGACCAGAACGCACCTGATACTTACGCTGAAACAGCAGGCACAGCGACAGGCTACAAGGTATCTGCAACAGCAGGCGCAACAACTGTTAAGCTGACAGGCGTTACAGCGGCAACAGGCACGATTAAGAAGGGTGATGCCTTTATCGTTGACGGATATATCTATCACTTTGAAGCTGATGCAACAGCGGCAAGCGGTGAGGTAGCAAGCGTTGCTATCGACCAGCCTGTACACGCAACACTGACCGAAGCAGTGGCAACACTCGTAAAGAAGCCTCATTCGGTAGCGTTCCATAGAAACGGTCTTGCACTCGTTACAAGAAACCTCGAACTGCCTATGGGTGCAGCTAATGCGGCAATTGCTTCCGCAGACGGTCTTGCAGTAAGAGTTGTTTACGGCTACGACATGGAGCATAAAAAGGATACAATTTCATTTGATATTCTTTACGGTATCAAAGACCTTGACGACAACATGATTGTTGCACTTGCGTAAACGATGAAAGGACGGCGTGATATGCTGACGGAATTATGTAGAGAGTGTCGCAACTGGTTCACAACCGACAGCGACAAGCACAGCGGTGACTTTACAATTTCAGACGGCGGTATCACGCCGTTTGATTTTGTACTGAGCGGGCAGTATTTCCGCATTATGGGAAGTCACTTCAATGACGGGGTTTATAAAAACGTTCCCGAAGAAGTCGCAAAACTGACGGCTGAAACGTTTACAGGGCAGATATGGGCAATGCGTGTTCCTCCTGCGTTTATTGACCTATCGGGGAAGATTGAAGAGTACATCGCCAAAAACGAAAAAGAAATTTCTCCGTACACATCGGAGAGTTTCGGCGGTTATAGCTACACGAAAGCGGTAAACGATAAAAACGTTCCGCTGATGTGGCAAGAAGTTTTCAACAGCCAGTTGAAAGTTTGGAGGAAAATATGAGTTTACTAAGCGAAGCAATGACCGACTGCGTGTTTTTGAACAAAAGCAAGGTTTCGGACGGTGAAGGCGGTTTCGTGGTAGAATGGACAGAAGGGGCTTCTTTCAAAGCGGCGATTGTTTTTGACAACTCGATGGAAGCCCGTACCGCCGAAAAGGCAGGGGTTACAAGTCTTTACACGGTTTCTGTTCCTATTTCGGTGGCGATTGAGTACCACGATGTTTTCAAACGCTTGTCGGACGGCAAGATTTTCCGTGCTACGTCTGACGGTGACGACAGCAAAACGCCCGCAAGGGCTACATTCCAAATCGCCCAGTTCACCGCCGAGGAGTTTGTGCCGACTACAAAGTAGGCACTTTTCGGGCATTGTAGAGGGGAATGTAGTAGACTTTGTAGAGGTGCTAAAGTGGCTCTACGACTGGCTTTAAGGGTAGTTAAACTACAAACTCTACAAAATTTTTTATATTTATATAAAATAGGAGATTTTTTATAAAAGTAAATTTTATATTTATAGAAAACAATGTAGTTTTTGTAGTTTGTAGTAGAGAACGGGGGTTAGGAAATGACAAAAGCGGCGGCACTGCATAGCTTTTATAGCTCGTTCGGGCTGACGGCTTACGAAGAAAATTCCGTCCCCGATGACGCAGAATTTCCGTATATTACTTATAATGTCACAACAGACAGCTTCGGCAATTATTCAACCGCAATGACCTTTTCGCTTTGGTATCGTTCAACGAGTTGGAAAGCGGTAAATGCAAAGTGCGAGGAAATCTCAGCGGCGATAGGTTTAGGCGGTCAGCTGATAGACTGTGACGGCGGTAAAATATGGATTAAAAGAGGACAGCCGTTTGCAAATTCAACAGGGGACGCAGACGATGAGTTAATAAAAAGAAAGATTATAAACGTGAGTGCAGATTACCTCACGTTAAACTGACGAAAGGATAAGGTAAACAATGGGTAAATTTACGGTTATACCGAAAGATACGTTTGACGATTTACAGCTTGATGCAGGTGTGCTTTTAAAAAACTTTGTACCTGCAACAGCCGCCGCTCCGCAGGATAGCGATATTATCTGCGCTACGACAGGCGGCATAAACGCAACTTGTACGCCGACATATAGCGATTTAGGCGAGGACGTTGACAACTGCCCGAACAATATGAAGGAACTTAAACACCTTGACGGTTGGGATTGCACGCTTGCTTTTACATCACTGGGAATGAGTACAGCGGCTATTAAAATGGCGCTTGGCAGTGCGGATATTGACACGCAGGACACGACAAAGGTCACGCCGAGAAGAGATTTAAAGCAGTCTGACTTCTCGGACATTTGGTGGGTAGGCGACAAAGCTGACGGCGGTATGGTCGCTATACAGCTTAAAAATGCCCTCTCGACAGGCGGTTTTTCGTTACAGACAACCAAAAGTGGCAAGGGTCATATTTCTGTCACACTGACAGGTCATGTGTCAATTGAAGCGCAGACCGATATGCCTATGGTCTTTTACTCGACAAGCGGCACAGCAGAAGCAACACAGGCTGACAGCGGCACTGACAGCGGTACAGTTTAAAAGCAAAACAGGAGGAACAGCAGATGAAATTATCAGACTTAACGACAGACAGGGCGGCAGACGTTCTTTGCGAGATAAGCATTTATCTTGTGAACATTACGACCGATGAGGAGTTAATGAACGAACTGAAAAAGCGGTTACAGCTGACAGGTCACGAAACTACATTTGAAACGGTAGCAATTGCCGCTGAAAAGATGTCAAAAATTGCTCCTATCGTGCTGAAGAAGCATAAAGCTGACATTTTCGGCATCCTTGCCGCTGTGAATGGCAACACGCCCGAAAATGTGGCAAAGCAGAACATCATAAAAACAATGTCGCAGATAAAGGAACTTGTCAAAGATGAAGAGCTGATAAGTTTTTTCAAGTCGTGCGTATCGCAGGAAACAGAGTAACTTCGGCTCTGCTCGATATGCCGAGAAAAATGAGCGTAAGGGGGCTGATTGCCGCAATGCCGATGATAATACAGCGGCAGAACGAGCAGTCAGCCTTTTGCAATTATATGGCTATGTGTGCGTTTAATCTGAATGAAATCGTTGCGAAAAGATACGGCGGCGCGTATATGACAACGAAATATCACGATGTAGTCAATCCCCCGAAGGAAGAAACACGCACAAGCGAAGAAGTCATAAATGGAATAAAGGAAAAGCTGAACGCCCTCGGAGGTGATTAAAATAAATTTATTTGAAATGTTCGTCAAAATAGGAGTTGACGACCAAGCAAGCGATAAAGTAGGCAAAATCTCCTCATCGCTGAAAAAAGGTCTTGCGGCGGCGGCTAAAGTTGGTGCGGCAGCTGTTACGGCGGCGGCTACGGCTATAGGTGTGCTTGCAAAGAAATCCCTTGACGCATATGCCGATTTTGAGCAGTTGACAGGCGGTGTAGAAACGCTTTTTAAAACGTCTGCCGATACAGTAAAAAATTACGCCGCAAATGCGTATAAAACAGCAGGCTTGTCAGCAAACGAATATATGGAAACTGTAACAAGTTTCTCTGCATCGCTGATACAATCTCTTGGCGGCGATACAAAAAAAGCCGCTGAATATGCAAATACTGCGATAACTGATATGTCGGATAATGCCAACAAAATGGGTACATCAATAGAAATGATTCAGAACGCATATCAGGGCTTTGCAAAGCAGAACTACACTATGCTTGATAACTTAAAGCTCGGCTACGGCGGTACTAAAGAGGAAATGGCTCGATTAATCGCTGACGCATCAAAAATGACCGATGTGCAGAAGGAGCTTGGCGTAACGGTTGACGAAACTGATATGTCGTTTGCAAACATTGTAAACGCAATTCACGTTGTGCAGGCGAACCTCGATATTATGGGTACGACATCGAAAGAAGCGTCAACGACAATACAAGGCTCGATAAGCAGTATGAAGTCAGCGTGGGAAAACTTGCTTGTAGGCATAGCAGATGATAAGCAGGACTTCGGAAAGCTTGTTGATAACTTTGTTGACAGCGTTGCAACGGTCGGCAAAAACATAATGCCGAGATTAAAGAAAATCCTTAAAGGTGTAGCAAAGTTAATAAAAGAAATTGTTCCCGAAATAGCAAAAGAACTGCCTGGAATTGTCAACGATATACTCCCCGACCTTGCGAATGCGGCGGTTGATATTGTAAAGGGACTTGTTGACGCTTTGCTTGATAACGCAGAAACGTTGTTAGATACTGGTATCAAAATCCTTGACACGATAATCAACGGCATAATCGAGTGCATACCGAAAATTAAAGACTTGATACCCACGATTATAAACGCCATTCTGCGCATAATTGATGTTTTAACGGAACATCTTGATGAGTTTATAGAAGGCGGTATACAAATAGCACTTGCGTTGTTAGACGGTATCATAAAAGCCGTGCCAAAAATCCTTGAGAAGTTACCCGAAATTTGTCAAAAGATAATTGACGGTGTTTTACAGGGCTTATTTGGACTTGATGAAGGCGTATCAAATACATTCAGCACGGCTTTCGGGGGTGCTGTAGGCGGAGCAATTGAAATAATCAAGGGCATTTTATCATTCTTGAACGGCGATTTTAGCACAGGTCTTGAAAGTGCAGGAAAAGGTTTAAGTGATGTTGTCGGTGGTATTCTCGGCACAATAGACACTTTGTTTGGCACAAGTTTGTCACAGTGGTATGACGATACAAGGACGTTTTTTAATCAGTTCGGACAGGACTTATACAACGCAACGCACCAAATGGAACTTGCAAAGCTTGAGGAAAACGAACGCTTACAACAGCAGACAAGCGGAGTAGGAATTACCGCGAACGAGTATATGCGGCAGGGCTTGGCGGCGGCTGACGCTTTTGCAAAGGCTCTGAGTGATAAAGGTATAAACGAAGCAATATGGCAAGAAGCTGTTGAAAAGGGTATCGTCACTTATGATGTAAACGAAGCATATCAAACGTTAAAGGAAACAGGGCAGATAAAGACTGCAACAGCTGAGGGGACATCAAATCAGATAAATATATCGATGAAAATGAATAACGGCGTTGAGCTGGCAAGAGCGACCGCATATGACAATAGCAAAGCAAACCGTGTTGCAGGCAGGCAGATACCCGCGTACTAAGGAAAGGAGCAGTAAATGAAATATTATTTGAAAATAAATAACACGGAGTTTGCAAACTGCTCCGCTCTTGAGGTGACTTGCGAAAGCAGAAGCGAAAGTGTTAAAACTACGCTGTCGGGGAAATATCTTATCGACCGTATCGGCGGCACGAAGCTGAACGTATCGGCTAAAGTGAATATGCTGTCGGAGAGCGAAATGGGCGTTCTCCGCTCGGCGTATCAGAGCATAAAGGCGAACGTGACGTTTTACTACGGTGCAAGTCTTGTGACAAAGTCAATGCGTATCAAAGCGTTTAACGAACCGTCACCTCTGCCATATTACGGCAATAGAGCAAACGGCTATGTATACGGCTCGATTGAACTGGAAATGGAGGAGATGTAAAATGCGTGATTTATCGGCGGCATACAAAACGTCTGCAAGTGGTGACGCGAGAAATTACACGATACTTTTACACGTTTTGAAAAAAACAGTTGATGATAGCGGCAATGTATCTTTTCCCGAAAATACAAAAGTGATTTACAGTTCGGGAGATAGCCTTATTTCGATGTCTATCGTTGACGGTCAGACTTCGGGTAATTCGTTTCAGCTCGGACAGACTTTTTGCCCGATAATTTCTTTCACAACCGTACCAAATTTGAATATCAAGACAGGCGATAAAGTACAAGTCGAGTTAGTCTTCACATCGTCTGTAAGAGCAATACTGGCGACAGGATATATTGACGAGTACAGTTATGACAGTATCGATTATGCGGTGTCTTACACGGCATATGGCAAGATGTTACAGCTTGACAAAGACTACAATTCTGCGTTGACATATCCTGCGACATTTTCAGCTGTAGTCGGGGAAATCTGCTCACAAAACGGCTTGGCTTTTGACGCGTTTACTTGGAAGTGCAACGCAAAACTGAAATCAAAGCCTATTTTCGGAAACCTTGACAACGGCGACCCTGCGTATGCTTCCGCTCGTGAGATGCTCGGTATAATCGCAGGCGTAAATGGCTGTAATGTCATTATAACCGCAGACGAAAAGGTAAAATTTGTTCCGTACACAGACACAAAAACAGGCATAACGTATGAGAACGCTTTTTCTCGACAGGTCAACAATGAAAAATACATTATCAAAAAAGCGGTGCTGAATGACGGCGGACAGACAACAGGCGATGAAGCAGGATATGTAGAATTGTACTTCCCGCTTGAAACGGTTGAGGGTAAGGCGAGTTGCCTTGAAAAGTTGAACAGCGTTATAACTGGATTGTCGGTTATGGGAATGACCGTGCAAATGCAAGGAAAAGGATATTACGAAATCGGCGATATGCTGTCTTATACCGATTTTGACGGTGAAAAATATACGATTGGCGTAATGGGCATAAAGTACGACTTTAGCGGTGGGTATTTTACCGAAACGCTTTACTCCCTCGCACCGTCCGAGATGGAAGAACAGCACAAAGGAAACGTAAGATATTCTTCGGCGAGTACAACACTGAAAAATCCCGTTGTTATCTCCGAGAATACAAGCTCGTACCTCGGTTATCAGTATCACACGATAGGTTATCGCAAGGGCGATAAAATAACGTATGGATTAGACGGCGGCAATCCTGACATTATCGTGCAGGGATACAAAGCGACATATGACGTTACTGGAATAGGCGCACTATGTGGCGATTTTAACGTTGTTAACGGAATTTACGGTATCCGAATGAATTATGCTACCCCGTTCACAAAATTAAGTTTTTATTTAGAAATAACACGAGTTATCCAGTATACAGAATACACAGAGTATTGGATAAATCTAATATCTGAGTACACGACAAAAGATGGCGAGACGGTGAAAAAAGTCGAATCGAGCGAAAAAGCAAGGCACGGTAATTTTTCGCCAGCGTTAAAGTGGCGGGAAATTATCCCTCCGTCTAACGCTTATCCTAATGGTTACGCAGTAATATACTATGGATTAAATTTCCACGACAACAGGTCGAGCAATCCAGATGAATATAGTTTTACAATGGCAAACAACGCAGGAGTTTCTTTTTCGTCAATAGCGGAATATAACGCCGCTGTACAGCTTTCGGGCGAATCACTGACAATGTATGACATAACGCAAGATGTTATGAAAATAGGCGAAGCAGACGAGCCTACAGACCTACCGACTATAGGCGATGTTGACACGCTTTACATCACCTATCAGCCTCCTGCGTGTTGGAAGTATAGCACGATAACAAGCAAGTACTACTGTGTGGGAAGAAACTACCGTGAGTTACAGCGTATCAAGTCAAGCACGGAAGCAAGCAATGCGCTTGAAGTGCTTAATGTCCCTGTGATTTTTGATTGCCGAACCAAAACCGAGTGGGAGTTGGAAGCAAACACGGTCTACCCGAAAGGCTTTATGATTTTTGAGCAAAATCCCGAAAGCCGAGAAATCACGCACTTAAAAATTGCCAACGGCATTGACAAATTAAGCAATTTGAAGTATACTAATGTTACGGAAAGCGACTTGTCGAAATGCTTGACAACAGAAAATGTAACCGTTAAAAAGTCAGAGACTACAGCAGGCGAAGCCGTAAACAGTCAGACGGTGCAAAATACGATAACGACAAGCGTTAGCGGAGCGGAAAGCCCTGCTACATCTGCAACATTTGATACCGTGACATACGGAGAAGCAAGCACAGAAAAATCGGGATTGCTGTCTTTCGCCGACAAAACCAAAATTGACAGCTTTACAAGCCCGACCGATATTGCAGGGCAAACGGTGGATTTGAACACGCTGACCGCAAACACAACGGCTGATAAGGGCAAAAGCAAAAAATATTATTGTGCGTCTGCGAATGCAAGCGGAATTGCGCATCGCCCTGTATCCGTCAATGAAGCGTTTGAACTGACAGTAACGAACATCCTGTTTACAGACGAAAGTACCTACAGGACGATGCAGAGATATGTGTCAGCGGAAAGAGAACGAGCGTATGTCAGATGGTGCGAAAACGGAACGTGGAAAGCGTGGGCTTGCGAAACCGACAGACTGATTTACGCAACGGCAACAGTTGCAACGCCGAAAACGCTTGAAGCAAGCAATCTTGAGGGTTATCAGTATGCGTGGATAGAAGCATACTATGATAACATATCCGCTCCGCTGACGAATAAGAAGTTTTTCCGAATTTCGTCAACCACGAACGTTGCCGAGCGTGATTTGCTGAAATATCCGAACGGCACGATAGCAAAAATGGCGATTACAAACGGCAAGATTATTTTGTCGGTTACGGGCGTTGAAGACTACACAGTGCCGTTTAGGATTACCTATACTAATAACGCTTGATGAAGGGAGAGCATAAATGATAGTCTACGAAGACGGAACTTTTGTTTTTGGAAGTACGGAAGAAGACGTACCCGAAAACGCAAGAGTTATCCCCGATGACAGCGAGGAAGCACTTGCGTTACTGGCAGGGCAGGGAGAGAGCGTGAATGGAAAGTAACATAATCGTTGCGGGCATTTCGCTGATAGGAACGCTTGTAGGTTCGGCAAGCGGTGTTCTTGTCAGCGGTAAACTGACAAATTTTAGGATAAAACAATTGGAAGAAAAAGTCGCCCGACATAACAATTTTGCCGAGCGATTACCAGTTGTTGAAGAGCATATCAAGGGTATGGATAAGAGGATTTCGGAGCTTGAAAGTGAGGTGAAAAAGCGTGAAGATTGATTGGAAGAGAAAACTTACAAGCAGAAAGCTGTGGCTTGCGATTGCAGGATTTGTGACTGGACTTATAGTCGCTTTCGGTGGCAGTGAAAACACAGCGAACACGGTTAGTGGATGCATTATGAGCGGCGCGGCAGTGATTGCCTATGTGATAGGCGAAGGACTTGCAGACAGTTCAAGCGGTAGCAAGGGAGGAAAAGAATAATGACAGGCAGAATGAATTTTAAGCGTCACGTTCTCGAAACGAACGCGGAGTATTGCACGGCTGACTATGGCACACGCCAGCCCGATTACCCGTCACATCACGGAATGGACTTCGTGAATGACCTTGGCGGCGTGTGCCACGCAGTAGCAGTAGCAGACGGCGAAGTAGTATATGTGCAGAATGGCATTGAAGGCTTTGATAGCGTGACTTACACGGCAGGAAACTATGTCAAGATACTGCACGAGAACGGCACGATAAGCCGTTATCTGCACTTAAGAAACGGCTCTATTTGCGTTAGGATAGGTGATAAAGTCAAGGCAGGTGACAAGCTCGGCATCGAGGGTAACACAGGGTACTCATACGGAACGCACCTACACTTTGACGTGCAGGTCTGCGGTGAGTATGTAGACCCTCTGCCGTATCTGACGGGCGAGAAGGGTTTCGGCAATGAAAAACCCTCCTCCGACAAGTCGGAAATCAAAATCGGCGACAGGGTGAAGATGAAGCAGGGTGCAACGTTTTCTGACGGCACAAAACCGTTTGACTACGTTTATGAGCAGATTTTTGAAGTCTACAACATATCCCGTGACGGCAAAGAAGCCTTGATAGGCTTATCGGGCGATTACACAGGGTGGGTATATCTCGCAGACCTCGAAAAAGTGTCAAGCACCACCACGCAGAAGAAAAGTATCAAGGTAGGCGATACCGTAAAAGTCAAATCGGGGGCAAAAACTTATAATGGCGGGTATTTAGCCGTGTTTGTCTACACGCAGAAGTATAAAGTCATGGAGTTAAAAGGAGACAGAGCGGTTATCGGTCAGCACGGACAGGTAACAGCGGCGGTTAATAAAGCTGACCTTACGGCTGTGTGATGTGCGTATTCAACGCAGAAAGGCTCAAAATGGACGAAAAGACGCAGATACCTTATATAGTGTATGAAACTGAAATGACACGCTCAGAGCGCAATTTTAAGCGGTTATGGGTGGTTGTAATTATCCTTATATCGTTACTGGTTACGACTAATTTGTGTTGGCTTGCATACGAAAGTCAGTTTGAAACGGTTGAAAGCACGGAGATAAACGCTGAACAGGACGGTAGCGGTGTAAATATAGTCGGTGCAGGAGATGTAGACTATGGGGCAGAAAATTAAAATTAAAATAACGAAAACACGAGTGCGCAAAGCAAGCCCGTCCGCCCAGTATAAAAAATGCCCACGATGCAACGGGCTGGGCAAGGTCAAGAAGGGATAGCCGATGAAAGCAGAAGATTTCGGCAAGAGCCGTTCCGAGTGGGAGAAGTTGATTGACGAGTGGGTATTTTCTGAGCGTGACAGGCGTATCTTGAAGCTCCGCTTGCTTGACGGTCTGACTTATGAACGGCTTGCGGAAGCGGTTGATATGTCGGTAAGACAAGTCAAAACTATCGTGTATCGTTGCGAAAAATTGCTGATAAAGCATATATGAACAAAAGGCAGGGCTTCGGCTCTGCTTTTTGTTTTGCAAAAAAAAAAAAAAAAAAAAAATAAAAAATGTGAAAAAAGTGTTAAAAAAGTATTGACAAATGGGCGATAATGTGTTATAATCTATTATAGAAACAAGAGATAAGGAAACAAACACAGGAGGAAAAACAAATGACAAGAGAACAGAAAATCAAGAGCATAGTTGAAGCGTATGCGGCAGTTTTCGAGGAAGAGATGAAGAAGGGAACAATGACAACTGAAAAGTATGTCGCATTTGTGACAGCAAAGGAAGCATCAATTTTAGCAGTTATCGAAGACAGCAACAAGTAAGAAAATCACAAAGACAGCCCTTCGGGGCAACGGAGAAAGGATAAGAAATTTATGAAACAGTATTTAATCGCAACATCGTTTACGATGAACAACGTACCGCTTGAGTACGAGTACACGGTTGAAAAGTGTGATATGAGGACGGTGCATAGCAAGAACCGTGAAAAGTATGTATGGAGCGCAAGCCTTGAAAAGCTGTTTAAACTGGCTGACACGCTTGATGTGAAAATCAAGATAGGCAAAAGCGGAGAAATCCGTCTGATAATGCTTAACGGCTCGATGGCAAAACTGTTCTTAAAGCACATAAGAGCGAACGGTTGGGAAGGGGTCGATTAAGATGAGTGCAGAAGAAGTTCTTAAAGAAATCGAGGAGATTGTAAGTCTTTTTGAAAAAGCAAAGGAAAAATCCGAGCGTTCTATCAAAGAGATAGACGAACAAATTAAAGCTGAATATGAAGCAAAAAGATTGTGCGATTTGTTCTGCAATTCATATTGGGAGAAAAGCAGAAAATCCACGCTTGAAACGGTTATATTTCAGCTGAAAATGGCACTTGAAAATTATCACTCAAACTAAAAAAACAAACACCGAGCGGAGCGGTTAATCTCCGCAGAAGGAGGAAAATATGATTATTAAAGCAGGAACAAAATTAACGGTAAAGCACAGCAGAAAGGGAACATTTGAGGGCATAGCGGAAAAAGACTTTGACACGGAAACGACAGAGTTTTATCCGATTATTACGCTCGAATATGTTTGTGGAATGGTTAATAAATGGTTTGAAGGCGAACGTATTTCTTGCAGAAAAAGCTTGTGCGCAATAGTGCCGCATGAGTAAAGAAAAGTACAAATACGGGGGTAAAATCCCTACAGAAAGAGAGGCTGTAGAAATGTGGAAAATACACGTTGAGATTGTCAAAGCAGGCACAGGAACAAACGCAGAAAAGGTGTTTGAGGAACTGCGTAAAAGCGGTCTGAGAAAAGGAAGATACGGTGTGCTTGCAGTTTGCGAAACGGAAGAAGACGCGCAAGCACTGGTAAGGCTTAATCCTTCGTTTTTGAATCCCTCACTTTTGAGTGGTGGAAAGAGCTTTATCGTGTATGCGCAAAAGTATGAAGGCACATCTCCGATGGACGAGTTTATCGTTTCGCAAGCGTTTGAGAAAGAGAGGTCGTAACGATGAAAGCGAGAACGGTTATTCTTTTCGTGATAGCGAAGGTGATGGCTTTTGCGATTACAGCAAGTGCGGCGGTGATGTCATATCTGCCGTTAGCATACTTAGCGTATGAACAACGAGGATACTTTGCAATAGGCGGGGAAATTCTCGGGGCGTTGATTATCACCGCAGTTGTCGGTTGGGCAGCTAATGTCGTGATGAAAGACTGGTTTCGTGGTATGTTGAAACTGGTCGGAAAGGAGAAGAAAGTATGAGAGAGGTTTTATTCCGTGGCAAAAAGCTCAACGGCGAATGGACGTATGGATATTATGTGCAAGCAGATTATTCGTGGCACGATTACGGCAAACACAAAGAATGGATTGTTTGCTCGGCTCATTCAAACGGCGGGTGGTTTGCTTTGCAGGAAAAACACGCTGTTATCTTCAAAACTGTAGGTCAGTACATAGGGCTTAAGGACGAAAACGGTACGAAGATTTTCGAAGGGGATATTGTTCGTGATGCCGAAACGTCAGATGTCGGGAAAATTTTTTTTGATACATATACAGCAATGTTTGTCATAGGCTTTGAAACTACGATAGCTGATTTTAATGCCAGTTATAGCCTTGAAGTTATCGGCAACATTTACGACAATCCCGAGTTGATAGGAGGTGAAACGAATGGCTAATTTAAAAATCGGTGATAAAGTCATTATGAATGACAAATATTGGGTAAGTGCAGAAAATAAAGGCAAAGTATGGACGGTTGATTCTGAACCGTGGGAGTGTTGTGGCACGACCGTTGTAAAACTTGAAGGCAAGGCGGGTGGCTATGCAGTGGATGGGCTAGATTTGATGCCTAAGTACATAGATTCTAATTCTTTTTTGGAATACGAAGAAAAAAGGTGTAAAAATTCTCCGCTAATAGGTACTTGTTCTTTTGATAATGCCACTCTGAGAGGAGAACTGGTAAACTTACCTGCGGCAGATGTTGAGCCGATAAGGCACGGATATTGGGAAGTAGGATATTTCCACGACCGCGTGTGCAGCTGTTGCTTGCACCCCGACAATGACCTTGACGATTATCCACATCCGTACTGCCCTAACTGCGGGGCAAAGATGGACAAAAAGAAAAAAAGCGAGGTGTAAAAAATGGATTTATTTCTCAAAATCGTGTACAGCCTGATTATGAACTTTGTCTGCTTTTTTGCGGGTTATCTCGCTTGTCGTCAGGAAGAACAGCGTAGGCGGAGCGAAGCAAGTCGCAAGCTGATATTGCAGATAGCGGACGAACTGAAAAAACTTGAAAAGGAGAAAATGGACGATGAACGCAAGAGATAAGCTGTTACCATGTACTTGCGGCGGCAATGGAGTTACGGTCGATGTAAAACCGCTTGAGGAAGAGCTTGAGAGATGGGAAAGGCACGGTCTGCCCCAAAGAAAAAGATACGCAGTACGTTGTGACAAGTGCGGAAAACAAACAAAATCGTATACGATAAAATGTC